TAGCCGTTTTGCTGTGGTTACCGTACGTAGTACTTTCATGTCGCCAAGATTTTCGCGACATGATTAAGGATTCGACGTTCCAACCGGAACGTGATTTTCTTACCAAGAGAGGAGTGTTCTGTCCTATTCTTAAGACAGAATACAAAAGACTCCACCCGGATAATGGGTGTAGCTTCTCTGTTTGGATGAACTCAGATTGCGCTTCGTTTGCCGAAGAGAGGCTCACCGACCTCTACTGCGATGGCGTCCCTCGATCTGAATTTTTCGTGCCCCCATGGATTGCTATTTTAGCAGCTACTTTTCTGGCTATTTTTGCTAGATGGTGGATTCTTGATGTTTTTCTCGGATTCGTAGCTTCTTTTTACCTTCCGTGGCAAGATTTTCTTTTTTCCTTTGGTGTTTTCCTCCTTATACGCTCTATGCGACCTCTCATTAGGGTCAGTCTAGGCGGCGGGAAAAACCCTAAGGTTCAGTACGAAAAACTCCCCGTGTTAGTTCCCGAAAACTTTCACGGCGGTCACGTATACGACGTCCCTGGAGACGGTTTTTGTGGCGTCCATAGCCTTTTCGCTCTGGTTCCCGAATTTAATTACCTCCAGAACCTATCTTATTTTAGGAATGCCAATTCTATGGCCTCTTGTTACAGAAACATAGTTGCTAATGTTACTAAGCTTCTGCTCCAGAGTCCAGATGTTATAGGCGCTGATCTTTATGACAAGTTTGGTCAAGAAGAGATTAAATATGGTGCTAAAATTTCCCCGTATCTTGATCAGGACTTTACCAAGCTTCATCGATGGATCTATTCCGATCTTAAGAATTTCCCTGATGTATTGTGTGATGAAACGATACACTTGTATGCCAAATTAATCAACTTTTCTGTTGCTGTATTTGACAGAGCCGATTTCATCAGGCTTGAGAAAACTTTTGAAGGAGATCGCTGCATTCTCTTACAAAATGCTCACTTCGAGCCTTGGTTCCGTAAGAAGATTGATTCTTCTAAGTCACATGGGGTCTATATAGATGCTTTTACTGCAGCCGTTCAGAAAATTAAAAATGCTAATATTCATTTTAGGCATTTTGACTTTTCCTCGGCCAACGCTTTAGCTCTCTTAGAGGGAAAAGAATACCCGGTCTGTTATACAGAAAAGGCTTCTTTTTCAAAAGAGAAAACTTTTGGACCTCCTACCCCGGAAACACCAAAATCGAAACCCGAAGAGGTGAAGGTTGTACCTGATGATGTTGTTTCTACAGGCATTGACTCCAGAGGGAAGATGCATTATAGCGTTCGCTATAAGAATTCTCCTCGTTTGGACGATCTTGTCGGTAGAACGTCTATAGCTTATGCTAAAGACAACAATGAAGGTTACCATCATCCTTTCCTTAGAACCATATCTAATTGGTTCTATCTTTCTTCTTGGCAGCAAGCTTTTAAGAGTTCTTCCAAAACTATTATCGATGTCGGTTCTAAATATCACCACGTCGTTAATTGGTTGGCCAAAGCTCCTAAAAACAAGAAGATAATTTTGGCGAGGCCTGAAGTCAATGAGTTCGATGTTTCTTACAATAAGCTCCATGCTGATTCGTTCAGTCATAAGGCTATTATTGAGAGGAACTCGAACCATCACCTCAGTTCCCTCTGGAAGCCCCACCATACCGACGCTTTTTACATCCTGAATGACGTCATGTATTACCCCGACGTTATCGAAGGTCTTAGAAACACCACCGGCCCTATTGAAGGCATGTCTAATATGATAGTCTACCCTCATAAAGCCGGAGTCTATAAGTACCACGATAAAGAAGGAAAATATACTGTGACGAAAGACGGGTTTGTTATATCTATTCCTGAAGGAAATCCTTCGAAATACACCCATCCTCTTCAAATGCAGAAGACTCATGAGTCTTACAGCATTTTGAGAAAGGACGGTTCTTGTATTAGATTCGTTCCCATCTTGATAGAAAGTGTTGGTTTAGAAGCTTCGATGGTGAAATATCATTTCTTCGACTCCGAGAACTATGAGCCGTATATTTATACCGGATTGGTAGAAGATTCCCCTTCTTATACTATTCCTTTAATAAAACCGACTTATAGAGTTAGGTTAGAAAGACTTGTTAATTCGAAGCACGTTGTTAATACGAAAATAGTCAATTTGGTGGAGGATACTGTTTCATATAAACCTTCGCAGGTTTTGTATGACTTACTTGCACCTCACATCAGATTGACGAATATGATTAATGACGCCGAGAAAGAGTTCGCTTCTGCTGTTTATATGTCTAAGACTAAATTCGCTTCCGGATATTCGCATGAAGATGTCGTTTTGACTATTTTATGTATATATCAAGATTTGAGAAATGCCGAAACCATATTGCAGCAAGCTTTATTACACCCGAAAAACGCGCATACTAGAGCATGGAATTTTGAAGGTAATTCAGATGCCCTCAGTTTTTCTGCCTTGTTATACGTTGTAGGTTGTATAGCTGCTCTTTTCACCAAAACCATGCTTGGTGCTTATCTCTTTGATTGGCAACATTTACTTCAGATAGGTAATCCTTTTGAGATTTCCTTGACGATTTTTAGCACGGTTATATGGCTGCTAAGCGAGGCTGTCATGGCAATAATGATTTTGAGCAGAGCTCTCCCAGCTTATTTCATGCCACATATAGCAAGTACCCATGAACATTTTGGCAATTTTGCTAATAAATTCTGGGTTTCTTTCTTTTTTGGGAGCTACCGCAGAATTTTGTTTGGAGGCAGAATTGGTTCGTTCTTACCCTCCATTCATTACGACGTGAGTAGTACTAATCGTTTATATTATCCTATGGGTAATGTTTACGGTCTTGTTAAGAGGAAAGCCAAAGCTCTACTTTGTGCTTGTAAACCTGTCTACCAGTACGTAGTTGATAGCCACAAAACCGGAATTAACTTCGGTTCTTGTCCTATCAACTTGGAAAGTGCCATATTTACTCGCCAATTTAATGCAATGCAATTCCCCGACCCTTTACATTTCGCAGGTTTCGAAGCTTTTGTTCACAAAAAAATCGAGGCATTTAAAGAAAACCTCCCGATCTTGCTAGAAAGAGCGAAACTTGATTATAGTTTCGAAATCTTTTTGAAGGATTCTTGTCCTCGTAAGCGGAAGGCCTATGCTAAAGCTTGGGAAAATATTCATAATGGTAATTTTTCGGAAAAACTGGAATTTTTCAGCAAATCCAATGAAGTCCACTATGATGATCCTAATGCAAGACCTAGGAATATTGCCTCTTTTTCTAAGGAATTTACAGTCTCCTCGGCATACTTGGCTAGACTGATGATCCCTGTTGTGAAGAAATTCGAACCCGGTTTTGTCTCCGGTTGTAACTTAAAGTCCTTGGGCAAGAAATTGTCCAAGGCTAAAGCGATAGGATCGCTCAATGACCCTTTTTGGTTTATGGGCGACGGGTCTGGATTCGATGCCTCCCAACACTATCTCTTTATAAAGATCATCGACAATGTCATGGGACCTGCGATGGCGAACGCTATGGCCCCGCATTTAGAACTCCCCAGCTTCATGTTGCAGAAAATAATCAAAAGCATTTTTGCTGATTCTTATACTGCTGTTTCTCGCAAGGGCGACAAAATTGAAGTTAAAGGCACTGTTCTATCTGGACATGGTACAAGGACTACGCTTTTTAATACCTTAAGATCTTTGTGGTACCAACAATACTGCATGCAGGTCTTGGGTGTTAATGCATATGTCTTCGCCTCAGGAGACGATATTCTAGGTAAGGCTGATCGCAAAATCGATTATGAAGCTTATAAGAAAATTCTTTCTGATAAGCCTTTCGGACGACATGGACTCGGTATTCTAATTAAAGATTTCAAGCAGGGTAACCTGCATGAACTCGATTTTTTGAGTAAAGGCTTCATGACTGACGGATTCACTGTCGAAGCGTATCGTTTGGCCTCGAAATGTGAAAAGAGTGGTATTAGCTCTAACTCCATTTCGAAGGCGATGCCTATCTCACTTTTCTGTAGAATGCAAGCCATCCAAATGGAAGATTTGCCTAAGCAATTAAGTGAGTATGTCATTCGCTTCTGGAATAACGCCTCCACCTCTCTTACTCAGAGAGCTATCGACATCCTCAAGTTTGATTGGGCTTATCGGCTATACGTCGACCTTAGCCCCAAAAATCTCGTTTACGAGTACTTCTTCTTTAATCCGGTTTTCATAAGGCCGGTTTTGAGAGGAGGGAGCTCGGGCGCCCATCAAATTATGAAGACAAGAAACGCTCCCGTGAATAAGATTTCGGTTCAAAGGATAGATCCGAAAAATACAAAAAAATCTATCCAAAGTTCGAAAGTCGCCATCAAATCGAAGAAAGCGAAGAACCAATCGCAGATTTCGAAGATGAAAAACTATTCGGACAAACTTGATTATGGCTCTAGATTGAACAAGCATGAGTTAGATTATGCTAGATCTTTGATAGATCCATTTTCAAGTGCACGGCATAAGATCCCAAACATATATCCCATAGAAACTAGCACGATGTCCTGGCATTCGCAAATGGATTTTCGTACGACTGCTACGGGTTTTGCTCAGGTCTTATTCCAACCATGGAACCCTATTTTAACTCTAGCGAGTATTCCGGTCGATTCAGCGCAAGAACAAGCTCGATTTGCTAATGACTCTGTTAATGGCGAAAGTTTAGCCACTTTGATCTTCGGTGTTCAGAGTGGTACCAGAACCCAACAACAGTTGACAGAATCCGGCTATGCTATACGCGGGTCAGCTATGTATAAAAACATATCTACCGATGACACCCCTGTCGAATATGGCTCAGCAGTTAATAGGTACCGCATTGTCAACGCGGGTATAAAGATTGTAAACGTTTCTCCCGCCACTGCGAGATCCGGCGCTCTCACGATAGGCCATACTTTGGCTGATCCTAGAGAATGTTCGATCGAACAGTTTCGGCAGCTCGCTACTTCCTTTACTACTAACATGGACGACGAACAGATGGCGGTTTATGTGCCACATGATCCTGCTTGTTATGATTTTTACTTCTTGGAAGCTACTTCGGTTTGGGAAACTAATGACCCAACGCCTGTTGCTACGTCCGTTTATAAATGGATAGGATATACTGCTAATAATCCGTATATCTTTCCTTCGGACCCAGACTTCGTTTCTGATCAACCTATTTCGAGAGACCTAATGTACAACTCTAATTATGTTTGTATATCCGGTGCTCCTAATCAGGATTTCAGCGTGGTCTATGCCATCAATTTAGAAATCGTTCCAAACAAGGAGACGTACACCTATCTACAGCCCGCCGCCGACTGTAGAGGTAGCCCTGTCAAGGCCCAAGAAGCCTTGGTTTGTGCTGAAGATGGTGATACTATGTGGACCAAGATGGGTGGAGCCCTTAAAAGTACTGGGGGTGCCATTCTTAGGGAGTTAGGTTCAGAAATAGTTTCTAACCTCCCCAAGTTATTGGCTGCTCTTGCTATTTAGAAGTGCTTCTAAATCCCACGTCCGACTTGCTGATTAACTGGACGTTAATAATGAATTAATCAGTGCGCCCTAGTAGCACAGGCGCGGTGGAGACAAAATTTAAGTTCAATGTTTTTGTACTTAAGTGGAATCCGCCCGATAGGTGCCACACGCGATGACAGCCCCCTACTCGCCAAGCTGTCTTTCTACCTCGAAATTGGGTAGTATCGTATTAATATAGAGCATTAAATGACC